CCGTCGGAATCTTCCATATAGTTGGCGCGGTCAAACTGTCCTGCTGTTGATGTTGCGACACGGCACGGGTTTAACCCTATTCCCGATGCATTTAGCATTTCATGATACGGGAATACTGACCTAAACTGCGGGTCGTCCGAAAGCAACTTCGTAATGCCGCGTTCACGTTCATATTTCTCGGTAGTAGGCAACGTAATGGTAGGCTCGTTGATTAGCCTGGTCCAGTCGGCTGGCTTTGGAATTCTCCATTCACCGAGTCCTGCCTCCCGCAAAGCAAGCGTTATTGCCGATACATTTGAAATCGCAGTAGAATAATAGTATCCTATTGGTTCCGGGGCATTCTCGTTCACGTAGTATGTACCAACTTCCCAAACAAGGTCTTCGGTCAACACCTTGAGGCCATTCCATTCCACCCAGTGGTATACATGGTCGCCAATGGTTACTGCCGTCGGGTCAACCGGTTCAGCCGGTTTGCTAAGCACTGAACAAAGCTTACCATCGATAACCACCTTGCCGTTAGCATCTTCGACAAACGGAACTTTGTCGGGGTCGAAAACACCGGCCCCAACATTGCATTTCCCCTGGATACGTTCGGTAAATACTTCTCCAATTCCGCTGAGCATAATACCTCCTTAGAGAATTGTAATGCTATAGCCGTCTTCGGTAAACGTAATGCTGGCATTTCCGTTAATAACAGTTCCCTGGTATTCTACCGCAGCACCAGCAAGCTGGGCCATGATAGTACCGGAAGTCTTTCCGTTGGTAAACAGGGCATTGGCAAGTGCATCGAAATCGCCGCTGATTCCCGTGTTCTGTGCATAGATGGCGGGGTCGCCGGTGGTGGAACCCACAAGGCTTACCATGCTACCAAGATTGACTATATCACCATAAAGCTTCGTGTTCGAGCAGTAGAACTTCTGCCCGTCACGGCCATCCATGCAAACGATGTTTCCAGTAATATCGCTTCCTTGACCAAGATACCAAGGTATCGCACCAGCCCCATATAGGTTGCCAACGATAGTTCCGAAATCGGAACACTTGCAGCCGTACATGTAGAATGAACCAGTTGATGCGATTGTGGAACCACGGTCAACCATCTTGTAATTGACTGCATCAAACGGAAGTCCATCCTTGATGATGTTGCCTATTCCTATACGTGAAGTACAAGTGCGATAGATGTACTTCGGGTTACCGAACACTAGATACATCGGCAGCCTGAGGGTCAAGTCAATACTGTTAAATCCACTCATCTTGTAAATCTTGATGTAGTGAGTACCCTCGGTGAACTTGATTCCATGGCTAGGACTTTCAAACGTGAATACAATCTTGTCCGTAGGCTGATTCGAGCCGACAACCAAGGCGGATTCACCTATGCTTTCCACGTAGGACTGGTTGTATCCCTGGTACCTAGCCGTAAACGACATCTGGTTAGACCAGTTGGCCGGAACATCGATACGTACAATCAAGGTATCAAGGTCGTCGCCGACAAGAGCGTTGTTGATTTCTTCATTGGGTAACTTTTGGATAAGCATCGCTTCCCCCTATTGTTAAACTATCTTATAGACTCCAGATGCCTTCTTGATGTACATAGCATCTTCATCCTTTACATAGAACTGCTGTCCCGTTGCCATAGCGTCTATTCCTGAAATGTTTTCCCTGGTATCGAATATCGGCATACCGATTCCATCAATACCAAGTTCAAGTACACAACCTTCATACCCATCGGAGAAATTCGGACGGGGAATTTCAGCATTGTTCCCGATAAATGTAATTGCGCCTATCTTCGGCAAGCAACGGCGGTTATCAAAGAACTTGTTGCGGGCAACATCGCTGTTAGTATCAAGTCCACGGCAGTTAATGAATGTTGCTGAAGTATGCGAACCAAAGGACAATGCAGTGGAGTTCGGCATTTCCGGCATCTTCCTTACCGAGAATTCGCAGCCGATAAATGTAAGTATCGCCTGGAAGAAATCGGCGGTGTATACGCAGAACCCATCAATGTTATTCTGCGGGGTATCCGTTTCGAAATTGCAATCGTAGAACGTTGCCGACACCGGGTAGCCCGGTACATCGCTGTCTTCCCTTTTGTACCACTCAATCGCCTTACCGTATGTTCCGAAGTTGCAGGCCCAGAATGATGCGCAAAGCGTAGTAGCACCGAATACTTGTATACCCGCTTCAGTGCAGTGGTCGGTGTAGAACAAGCGGAAATTGCATAGCATGTTTCCATCGGACCACAAAAAGAGTCCAATCCTACAACCAGAAACACGAACATCATCAAACTGGCAGTCCCATACCACCTTTCCACCCATCGATATACCACGGTCAAAATTGTAGATATAAAGGCGCTTGAACACGTATCCGTAGTGGCCTAAATCAGGAGCCCAATCAGGCTTTACCGAGTCATTCATGTAGCAATACAGGCCGATTCTACCGGGGTCTCCGGGGTTTGGCCGGTTCTGCAAGAACAGGTTCTCTATGCATACATTACGGTATTCAAACGCGAATACAGCAGCCCCTTCATCGGTTCTGGTGCTTCTGAAGTAGATGCAAGTGCTTCCCTGCCTCGGGTTGGTTGGGTCATCTTCAGTCGGGTGGTAGTTCTTCCAGCAATCGTGGCCAGAAATATGCAACGAGTGTTGGGCCGTAATAACCGTAGGGGTTGTTGCCCAATAAAGACCAGCATGGAACCGAACGTCGATAACACCAATGGCTACCATACGGCTAATAATCGGGGCAATGTTGTAGTTCTCGTCGGCCTTCTTCATGCCGAACTGCTCAACATACATCGTAGTCGAGTACACCAACTGGCAGCACCGGTTGGCGCCGTAGATTTGGTGGATATCCATGCCGTTTGCGGACACACCGGTTACTACGCGGTAGGTAGCACCGCCCCCATCGTTGGGGGAATGGAAACCAACGGTAATTGCATAGTCAAACGGGTAGGCCGAATTCTTCATATCGGCAACCGTATCGAACACCCTTACAGTGTACTTGTCGGCCATCGGCGCTTCTGTAACTATTTGGTTACCTTCCTCGTCGATGGAAAACACAATCTTACCGGCCTTATCCTTTATCGCGTATGCAGCCGAAGTAGAATCCCGCGAAAGGAAACTGTTCGTTACATACGCAAGCTTCAGGTATTTACCCGAAGCAAGACGGACGTTGGTAACCTCGTCGGTAACCGCGTAGAGTCCACCGGTAAAATCATTGGCAGAAATCAGGGCATACTGGAACTGGTAGGCCGAGTTCTGTGCATCGGCAATCGTATCGAAGACGCGGACAACGTGGTCATCATAGGTAATCTTCCGGTTGAACATAAGTTCACCCTCGGCATCGATTGCGGCTAGCACCTTGCCATTTTCATCGGCAACCATCATTACGTCTTCATCGGTATTAGACCGGGAAATCACCGGCATAAGCGTCTTGAATACCGGTATGGCATAGCGTTGGCTAAGCAATGATATGCTATCGGGTGTTCCGGTTTCCTGGACGTAGTAGAACTGCAGAACCTTGTCTTCCGGATTGTCGTTCAGCACGATTGCATAGTCGAATACGTTGGCGGAGTTCTGCATATCGCTCGTCGTTTCGAACACGGCGATTTCTTGCCTGGTTTCGCCATCCTTGTTGAAGTAGGCAACGCCATCCCCGTCAATACCGAAGAGCAGCTTGTTGTCGGCATCCTTGATTGCATATATAAGGTTACCATCTTCACCCTGGGTAATGGTGAAAAGGTCCGATATACGTTCATCGGTAATGTTAATCAGCCTATTTCCAAAAGTCAATGCTGCCATATAAAACCTCTACCATATCTTCTCGGTATATCCGGTAAGCAAGTATTCCCATGTACCGGCCTGGAAAGAAACTCCGCGAACCTGTATCTTCAGCGCAATATCGGTATCGAACACGTTTGCAACCGTAGCGGGAATAACAAGTTGCCGCATTACACTGGAGTACATTAGCGGGAATTCCACAAGAACATGCTCGGTATAATCCGGTCCGTCATAGAATAGCTTTGCCGTTATAGAGGTCGAGTCGACTCCCATATCAGCAAATGCAACTCCACTAACAGTGAACTGGCCGTTCAGTCGATAGCCTGCCGGAAGAGTAAATGCATTGCTTTCGGTAACCGAAGATGATGCTTCCGGGAAAGTCTTGGTTTGAACCTGTTCCGATTCATAATACCTGGTATCGCTTTCCGCCCACAAGACAAGCTTGTCGGAATCAACCACACCAATAAGCGGGTACTTAAGCTCAAGACCAACGCGGTTTACTGATACCGTATTGTTACTGTTGTTCACTTGCACCGGGAATTCCCCGGTATAGCGCCGTCCAGCACCCTCGGTCACCTCGATAGTGTACTGGGTATTGCCCTGGGCGTTGACCGACGGGGTAACCCTGGTCGTAGTCGAATTGCGGAGCTTCGTTATCGCGATTGGGTCAAGCGAAATGGTATCGTTGTCGTTATTGACAATGATTGGACCAAGACCATCATATACATGGCCTTCACCTGTATAGAGCAGGTCGGTTCCGCTATCTTGAAGTATGTCGTTGTTCTCGGCCATATTCTTCCTAAAATTAGACTTGGGTTACCCCGTTAGACTACAGTAATGTTCCGTTGACGATTACCTTGGCGGTATGGGCATTCGGATTGCCGTTCAAGTTGAAATACACCTGCACTGCCGTATTCCCCTGGGTATTGTCATGACGGCAAGGTAAGGTAAAGGTATTCCACTTTACGCCGCCTCGGTCAACACCTAGGTTGAAGTCGCTGAGGGGGAAACCCGGACAAGACAATCCAACAAATGTAAGCAAATCATCGGCTTGGTATCCGGCAATGGTAATAGTTCCAACAAACATCTTCCCGGCGGGAACAGTAACGGCCAAGTTGATTCGTTCGTTCGTGTAGTTCCGGTTTTCGAATGTAACCGATTCATTGGCATACAGTGAAGATACTGGGGTAGACGGAACAACCTGGACCATTTGTCCATTGTATGTAACGAAAACTTTACCATCCGGGTCAACCCTAAATGCATCGGCCCTATGGGTCGAATCGGTACCCATGCCGACAGCGAAGAGCGCATCTACGCCGGTGTTCCACTTTCCAACGGCTGAATTGTGGTTATTCTGGATAAGTAGGCCTTCACCTACGGCAAGGGCATGGTTCCCCTTGATATTGTTGTTGTATCCACCGCAAACTGCCCCGGTTCCCTCTACGGAGTTCCCTAGGCCCGAGCAAGAGCAAGAAGAGCCATTTACCGTATTGTCGGCACCAGCAACTGTATTTGAGTATCCGTTGACGCTATTATGATAGCCAGAAACATCGTTCCTATTACCGGTGTCAACCGAGTTGAGGGCGCCGGTAACGGAGTTCGAGTTTCCCTTTACCGTATTGTCAACACCGGAAACCGTGTTGTAATCGCCGTTAATCGAAGTTCCCTTGCCTGCTATGAAATTGCCTTCACCAGTCGCGACTCCATCGGTATCTATCGAAACAACCTTGTTGCCGTCTTGGTCGGCCTCTATCTTGATATCGGTTCCTGCAACGACATTGGCATCGGAAATATTGTCAATGAAATCCTGGTCAAGGTAGAACTTTACACTGTTGGTACCTCGATTCATCCGTATCGGGAACTGCGCAATTACTTCCTTCCTCCCGGTAACTGAAATACGGTTGTCCGCAATCGATATGTTGGCCCCCGGAGTCAACCGGTCTTGCTTCCCGTTAAGGTCTTCCTGGGTTGCAATAAGGTCGGTATCTACGTTGATTTCCGTAGTGTTCCCGACAGTGCTGAAACCTATGCCGAAACCGGGAGAAAACGTCTGCCTCCCGTCTTCCCCGGCAAACGACACGGAAAGATTCTTCTTTCCCATCAAGAGTGTTCCGTCGGGGTTTCGGATTTCAAGGTCGTAGGTATTGGCAGAATCCGCGATTATCGTGAAGTTGCCAAGCAGGTCGGCAACCACCGGGAATGTATTCCGATGGCCCTCGAAGTCGGAAAATGTAGGGGCCGCAGTTGTCGTATCGGCAAGATAGACAAAGAGTTGAGCACCGGATATCGGCTTGCCGTCGATATCCTGGATTTGAGCAATAGGTGAAATCAAGTATCCGAGCATCTTCTACTTCCTGCCTTTCCAGTCCTTCTCGTCAAAAATTAGGGAGCCAATCAACAGCACCAGCGTTATGAACAGCACCGTAGTCAACCCTATAAGAATATCACTAATCATTTCTCGCCTCGCCAATTCTTGTTCATTTCCTTGAACACAACAGTCAATTCAACTATGTTGATGTTAAGTTGATTCATCTGGTCGCGCAAGTCGTCCAGAACAGTCTTGTGTTCGGTTACGATTCCCTTCAGTGTGGCCAGCTCAAACTCGTGTTTCAACAGCTTGTCGTGAATTTCCATGGAATCCTTGTCGCGGGTTTCCTTGGTGGTTGCACGGTCAGCCTGCATTTGCGCAAATTTAAGCCATAGGCGCCCACCGAGAATGGCAAGCACTATGATTACCACCACCAGCGCAATACTTGATGGCGGAACCAGCTTTATCATTTCAACTATCAGTTTCTCCATCACAACCCCCATGTTTTACCCGGTCGCCCAATTCGGCCCTCTTGGCGTCGTTCCAACGGTTGATATCACCGACTAGATAGCCGGTAATTCTACGCAACCGTTCGAATGGAACACCCTCGCCTATACGGGAACCTACCGGTGAATCCATTAGTCTTCCTCCGGGAGTTCACCGTACTTATTGAGATGCCACTGCTTATAGGCCTCCCACTTCGGTGAACCTTCCTTACGGTCGCCCTTACCTGGCTTGAAACCCATATCCCAGTCGCGTGCGTAGTTCTCCAGATACCATGCCTGTTCGGCTTCCGGGGAAACCTCGGGGGCTTTCCCACGGCCACGAGCGGTGGCGGTACCCTTCAACGCAACGGAACCTGGTTCAGACTTCAGGAAATTCTCGACTCCACGAAGAGCACCCTTGGCCGCCTTCTCGGTAACGGAAAGCGGGTCGGCCAAATAGATACGGCTGAACAGCGGGTCCTTGCTGTTAAATCCAGCGAAGAATATACGGCTATTCGGGTCATCAACATCTTTCTTGATGGCCGCCTTTTTCTCCGGACTCTCGTAGAATCGGCCAGCATTTCCTTGCCAGCGTTGTATCGTTCTGGTAATAACATCGGTATCAATGGACTGCGGGTCGGCAACTAGGGGCAGCAATTCCTGCTTCATAGGCGATTCCGGCATTCCCTCGACAATCTTCTTGATTTCGCTATTGGTAGGCATCGGCGGGCGAGTACCGGTAGGCTTACCATTTACATGCACCGGAACAAACCCGGCTGATGCATCAATACGGGTAGCCAATGCCGTTGCTTCCGGATTCAGTATTGCCTTTACGTCGTCTTCCAGTTGCATTGCATCGGAAATCTTCTTTACGGCGGGCATACGTGAACCGAAGTTGAACATACGCAAATACTGGCGGAAGTTGGGCAATAAGTCGACACCTGCATTAACCAGCGCATCAGCACCGGCGTCCATGCCGATATCGCCCCAAGACTTCTGGTAGGGGCTATCGGTTACCTTATGATATACATCGCGTGCTGCACGGGCGGCGGGTCCAGCAACTATGCTTCCAACTGGAATCATATCACCAACTGCACCGGCTGCTCCAAATGCAAGGTCGGAAATTGCATCCCCCTTGTTGAAGTAGTTATCGGCTGTTGTTTCGGCCTGTTCTCCAAGAATGGCCTTCTCCGGCTCGTTAATGTAACGTTGCTTCTCGTAGTCGGAACCGAGTAGCCAACGGCTAAGACCGGTAAGCGTGGAAACGTCCGGATTCTTGGTAAAGGGAGTCCAGTCTTCCTTAACTTCCTTCTCGCGCTTGGCCTTGGCAGCCTGCATTTCGCGTTCCTTCTTGAAGTCGTCCCAGTAGTTGGACTGCTTCTTCAGCGCCTTGTCGAATGTTTCACGTGGAACATCGGAGAATTCACTCCAATATAACTGGTTAATCCACTTGTCGCTCTTCTTGAATGGGTTATCCTTGTCGGAAGAACCAAATGCCTGCGTAAGGCGTTCCTCGATAGGCTTCACCGTATTCAACAGCTTGCTTTCATAGAAGTCGGAAGTAAGCTCCGGGGTATCCATGATAACCGGGGCCCACTTCGTAACCCACGCCTGGGGGTCCATCTTCTCGGCATCGGCATAGGCTTCCTGGAGTTGCGGAAGCTTGCCTGCGGATTCCCATCCATAGGCCGAGTTTTCAAGAAATTCTTCAACTGTCATTACTTACCCCCTGCTTCATTCAGGATTTTGCGTTCTCTTGAAGAAAGCGGAATATCTCTGGCCTGTTTGTCGCGAATCTTCTTGAGTTCATCGGTTTCCCCAATCTTCTTCTCGGCCTTCTTACCGGCGGCGGACGCATATGCACCCTGTACGGCCTTCTTGGCAGCGGTAGTTCCGGTTTCGATAGCAACAATCTTCTTCATTTCATCGGTCTTCTCTTCCTTGGTCATATCCGGGTTAGCAAGAATGGCGTCAATTACAGTCTTCTTTGCATCATCGTTTGCAAACGTGTTCGGAAGCTTTGCAAGGAATTGTGCAACCCTGTATTGACGGTCGGTTTCAGCCGCTTCGGATGCAGCAAGGTTGCGTGCACCCATTTCTTCCAGTTCGGCATCTTCCGCAGCCTGCTTGGCACGCGCCTCGGCAGTCTTCTTCTTTGCTTCCTTGATGGCTTCAAGGTCGGTCGTCCCGAATTCGTATTCCTTGCTGAGCGCATCGGCTTGAGCCTGGTATTGGTCAGCGAGTTCATAGTTAGGAACCTGCTTATCCAGTTCCTCGTTGAACTTACGCATTGCTTCCTTGTACTGCGATAGGGCCTGGGCTTTCTTGAGCTCAAATTCCTTTCTTTCCAGTTCTTCCTTCTCCGCAGCAGCACGAGCACGTTCCAACCGGTTGGCCTCTGCGGTTTCCCTGGATAGCATATAGGAAGTAAGCGGCTGTGCTGAACCGGTTCGGCTATATTCATCAAGGGCAGCCCGGTACATAGGGTCGGCCATCTGTTCCTGGCTAGACTGCCACGAAACGTCGGCATAGCGTTTAGCCTGCTTGTCCTCCTCGGCCTTCCTTGCCCGATAATTATCTATTTCCGAACCTAGCTTTGAGAATAGGTTCGAAAACGGGGCAACCGCGTTACGCCTACGCTCGTTCTCCATACGGATACGGTCTTCCGTCGCACGGCCAACCGTAGACAGAAGACTCGGGTCAATCAACACGCGAGATGAATAAATCCTTGCCATACGTAAATTTCCTCACAAAAAATTAGGCGAATGCACCAAGCGTTGCATTGATGTTCGTTTGGCTCTTGTCCTTCATCAGGTCAAGCAATCCGCTCATGTAGTCGGCCTGCTGTTGCTGCTCGTTCTGGACTGCACCGGAAAGCACGTTAATCTTGCTGAGTTGACCCTGGGAAAGGGTATCCAGCTTCTTCTGCATACGGTCAATGTAATCGCCGTATTCGGTGTAGGCCTGTTGCCTATCTTGACGGTAGGCATCCTGGGCATCCTTGTAGAGTTGCTCCGCAGCGTTCCACCTGGAGTATCCAAGGTTGGCTAGGGCGCCAGAACCCTTGGCCGCACCGGAACCGGCCAGTTGCGCCTGGGTCTTCAACCCGGCAAGTTCGGCAATCTTCTCGGCTTCCGGATTCAGGAAATCCTCGACCGTCTTGTTGTATTCATCGCCGAACTTGTTGAAATCATAGGTTGCACCCGGTGAATACGTCTTGAGTTCGCTCTTGAGGGCATTGACCAGACCGCTATCATCGTCGGCTAGACGAATACGGTCGCGTTCATACTGGCCCATCAATTCCTGCATACGGCCATAGTCGGTGTTTGCACGGGAAAGCTCCTGCTCGATAGCACGTTGCTTCCGACGGCGCTCTTCTTCTGCGGCCTCGCGCTCCTTATACGAATTCCAAGCGGATACGCCTGCACCCACCAAATCACCAACAAGACTTCCCCAATTAAAATCAGCCATGTTCGTTACTCCTATTTTACAATCGCCAGAAAGCACCCCTTGCCTATTTCAATCCAAGAGTAATGGGGGCATTTCGCATTCTTTTCCAAAATTTCGGTATCTTCTGCGATACCAATGATAAATTGACCGGCATACACGAGAGTGCAATCCGTCCGAACATCCTTTCCCCATGCCCCGCGTATGGCCTCGGCCATTTCATCATGGGTACTGTTCAACGTAGTAAATTCCATTGATTCCTCCCCTAGAACTGGCATTCACCGGCCTTCATCTTGAGGCCAAAGATTGCAAACGGTATGTTGTCGGTACATGAAAGTTCAAAGCTGAATATCTTACCCATGCCAAAATCGTAGAACACGCAGTCGTAGTCGTATTCACCAACCGAACCGATTTCGACAACCTCGTTGTCGCTCCAAGTTACGCCGTCGGTACTGAACCGCAGCATCATCTTGGCCGGTGTACCGTCGGAAAGATACGAGTATTGGCCGTTGTTCGTTATTACGTCAATGTAGTCAATGAAGAAGTGCTGATGGTTGCTCTGGATAACCCCTCCTCGGCGAAGACGAAGAATCGGGTTTCCATCATGTTCCATCCAGTAGTCGTCAACCTGTTCGGCAATTCCACCGTAGTATGCCTGCCAAATCTTCCCCGCGTAGTTCATCGTGGCGAACTGGTAGCGCCAAGCAACCCTCCGGTTATCATCCGCAAGTGAACACCGGTCGCTCCAAGACTGCTCCGTAAGGTCGTAGCATAGGGTCCGTCCGGCGCTAGGGAATGTAATGCAGTAGAATACATGCTGATTTTCCTGCCATATTTGCGCAATGGCATCCTTCACTGTATCAAAGCTAGCAATTTCCCGTTCGATTGCCGGGGTTGAAACGCGGGTTGCATTAGTTCCACCCTGGATAACGTAGATACCGTTATTGCCAAGGTCGGAAGACCCGAGAAATACTACTGTTGTACCAAGTTGGCAAAGGGAATCCACCGCCTTCAACCCGATAGGAAACGCGGCAGTATCCGGTGAATTGAAAGGTACGTTAACGTCGGAAGTGTACTGGAACATCTGGTAAGACCGTTCTCCAAACGTATAAAGGCGAGAACCGTTCGCAACCAGCGCAGTGGTATTGTCGGGCGCCCAATAAGCCTGTAGGCTTTGACCGTTGTTACCCCATTCCTCGGAACCAACCTGGAAGATATTCTTGTCGAGCTTTCCGTTGGCGCCGTTCCGTTCAAACGGGAACTGGTATGAAATGTAGAAAGAATCCGTTCCCGCGTCCGAAACTAGGATGTAACCATAAAGATACGCAATATGGGTCGGGTGAATCGTTATTCCCTGTTCGAAATCGCGGTAGGGCAACTGGATTACCGAGAAGTCTTCCTTCTGGTTTGCCGGTTTCACCTGGGTATCTACCGAGTAGCAATAGTTTCCGTCCACGATTACAAGATGGCTATGGAACCCCTCTCGGTTACCGGTTTCTGCGAAGTGCACCGGGGAAGAACCCTGGGCAACCTCGCCTATCTTGAAAGGAACCCGGTTTCCGGACAGAATTACATACACCGAAGTATCGAACACGGCATAGGTTACCGGCGAGCCATTGTATCCATTTGAGCACGTGAACATACCACGGCATTGGCCCGAAATATCGCAAACCTTGCGATACCCCGGTATCGGACGGAGAATCTTCTCTACAAGTTCCTGGCCGGGGTTGGTTGTTTCCTCGAACATGTTCAGGGTATAGGCCTCGCCCAGCTTCGCAAGAGAACTGCGAGCGGTGGGTCCAACTATGTTCGTGATAAGCCGTGTTGCCATAGGAAACTACCTTAGAAATAGCGGTTAGAAATGAATGCCCCCGAGCGCAGGTTTGCCTGGTATGAACCGCCCATTACTGTACCACCACGCGTAATTATGTGCATTGACGCGTTATTTGCCTTTAACGAGCGTTCCAAGTCTTCCTTCTCGGTAAGCAACGATGCCTTCTTGGATTCGTCCACCCTCGGGTACTTGATAGAGAACTTGTAGGCCAAGTTGCGCGTAATTAGCTCAACATACGGGGTAGGCAGGTTGATGGTATCGCCATCCTTGAACTGCATTTCCACGTTGTAGACAATCTTGCACTGGGGGTTGGTACCGATGAACCTGGGCTTGAAGTACAGCTTGAAAAGATTCTTACCGGCGGGTTGCCACGAGCATACGTAGTCGGAGTATGCACAAGAGTAGAAATCGGAGTAGGAAATGAACTCCATCGGAGTCCAGTCGACTGCACCGGCGTACTTGTAAAGGATACGCTTCGGCAGCTGAATTTGGAGGCAAGCCACGTCCGTATCGGCAAGTTCCTCGCCTTCACCGGCAAGAATCGACTCGAACTTGGGGGCGAAGTCCGACTCCGCCTGGTATGCATCTATGTATTCGGAAGTCGAATATTCCTCAAGAACCCCATTAAAAAGGGAAAGGCCGGATACAAAAATATCATCCGGCAGCACCCGTTTCCTGGGGCATACGTTTGACCTTGCGGCGGCTTCCACGATTATATCTCTTACGCTAGCCATTACGTTCTCCACGATTTAGCCAAGACTGGTCGGTTGAAACCTTATGCCCGCAATCAGGAATAAGGTCTTCCGCGTTCTCTATCAAATTAGAATCAAGTTCCCTACGCATGTTTAGTCGTTCAAGAACATGGATACCGGCGGTGTATGCAATACGGAATGCATAGGCATATGCCGTTGACCCCCGGAGTGCATCAAAGTGGTCGACCAGCCCCGAAAGAATATCGCAATAGGCCTCCGTTCGGCATTCCTCGCGAATATCCGGGTCTTGGAACTTGAACTTACGGTTGTTGAGCACGATTTGTACCAGTGTGCAAATAAGGCGCCCATAGAGTTCGTATTCGCGCTTGCTCAATACCCCGTTCTTCTGGCGGACTACTAGGTCCTGGAATACCCCGTTGAAACACTTTGGCGCCCCCTTTGCATCGCGGAAGATTTCGCTCTTGCTGTCAAGATGGTAGCCCTGGGCCTTGATGGAGTCCATATAATGCTGATAGAACATGTTTTACCTCGTGAATGTAATGCTCTACTACTGTTTATATATTTTGAATTTTTCGTGAATAAACAGGTGTTCAACCACTGGTTTGGACAGACCTTTACCGTTAAGCAATGCCTTATTGTCCATTTATACGCTCCATTGATTTAAGTATTGTGATAAGAGAAAGCACAGCTTTACGCCATCCTCCACGAGCCTGCCATAAGAAGTGAACAGTTTCGTGGCTTTGTGCATTAAGGGCAACAAAGCGGGTTTCATCAGAAAGGTCTTCATAGTTCGCCTCACGCATATCCAAGTGATGCACGGAACAAGTAGGCGCCAACGGGCTACCTGTGATTGGGTCAACTTTCTGCTTTGCCTTCATGTGACGCCTAAATTTAATCCACTTTGCCGAGCGTCTGAACTTGGTCTTGGCCGACTGGGCCTTGCTATGGTTTCTTTTATACAGCATATGGAATCCACCTGGTAGTAACCTTGCCTCTATTACATGCCCATTCGTCATCATCAGCAGGCCATCCATACCATGACCTTGATGATGAAACAGCACCACGTATAATCAAACTCTTAACATTCCAGTATCCGCATTCATCACGGAGAAGCAACTGGAGTATCAGGTTCGTATCATGGAAGTCTAGGCTTTGGGCATAACCAAGACAATCATGCATATGCCATGCAACCCTTTCACCGAGCGAACCAAGATTCGGAACATAGAAGTCCACGATACTGGGTCCGGAACGACCGTCGAACACGAATCCAGCCTCGGTTCGAACCATCAGTGTTCCAACGTCGGTGAAAACCAAGTATTCTACCGGTCGCGGAAGAACATACCGTCTATTTCGGTTCTTCTCTATTGCCAATAGCACATCGGCGCCTTCCCTGAACTGTATTCCGTAAACCGCTTTCATACTATTAAATTATATTCCTACGAAAGACATTGCTATATCCAATGATTCTTCCGGTGAAAGCTCGCCTTCTCCCAGAATATCATACTGCGAAAGCGCAAGGGCATCGGCGGTATCGGGGCTTCGGCCAATCAATGCCTTGATGGTTGACTTGGGGCATAGGAAAGTCTTACCGGCGGCGTTGATATCATACGTTACGTACTGGAGTTCCTCGCGGATAAGCGGGTCGCCCACCCAGAACCCATGGTCGCGGATGCGCTCGACAAGGTTAAAGTACATATCCGTTCTGGCGTTTGCGTAGTCCGGTCGGGTAGACTTGGACCCGAAGTTGACCGCGTGTATCTTTACCGTAGTATTTTTGTAAGCATTTTGTAACATATCGTATAACCCGTTTCCGAAACCGCCGGTGCAGTCAACGGCGACAAATTTTACATCAAATCGTTCAATAAGTTCCTTCGCCTGCGAGAACATCCGGTATGTATCGGCAATCTGAATCTTCACCTGGTCCAGAATTCCGGTGGTATCGGATACGACAAATACGTTGTTGTCGGCGCCGGAACCAGAACAGTCGATACCAAGACGGCGGATACCGGCTGATGCAAGCTTCTGCATCGGATAGTCGGCAGCATGGATAATTCCGAACTCCACGTCGTCGTCCAAGATTTCGCCAAGGATTTCCTGGCGGTACTGCATATCGTCCTTGATGGCCTTCTTCTGCAGCTCGTAGTCTTCATCGGACAGCTCGGTGTTGTCGAACATCGTAGCGGTGAACAAGTCCTTCTCTATTGAAGTATCCTTGAACCACTTGTTCCAAATGCTTCCCTTCTTCGGGCTCGTACCGAACCTTATACGAGAACCACCGGCGCCACGCAAGCACGGAGAAACCGTTGCAAGCAGGTCGGACGGTGCATATGCAAGCTCGTCAAGTAAGAGTAGGCTAACTTCTGTAAGACCACGGGTGCTGTCGATTGCGGCATACGTGAAACCGAACAGTTCACCCTGACCCCACTTGATTGACATTTCGGAGTAGTTGACCGTCGGGGTAAGCCCGGCCTCGCGGAACCTGTTGACAATTTCGCGGAAGATGTTAATCTTCAACGACTTGTAGTTCTGGGCCATTACGATAACGCGCTTCCCGGAAATGATTTCGAGAAACGCCTCTACGCTCATGTAGATTGACTTACCGCAAGCACGCGAACCGACTAGGCCCGCAATTTGCTTTGTTGAACTACGGGCGGCTCTTTGATGGGGCAGCAGGCGTATACGAAGAGAACCATCGGGCATCCGCTCGATTACTGGTCGCTTCTTCTTTTTAACGGATTCCCCCATTGTTGATAACCTGTTGATAACCTGTTGACTATGCGTCAACTATTGTAATCTTGACTTCCCTGGCTTCACCGGTATCTTCCGGCGCTCCCTTCAAGGATACCTCGGTCTTCCTGGCGGCGGTTTCCTTCGCCCAGTGCTCCTTATCGCGCCGTTCAAGTACATCAAGCAACGTCTTCGAACTCTTGTAGTTGCGCTCCATAAGAAGACTGCGAGTCAAGTCGGCCCGAACAAGTATACGGATATCCTCGTATAGCTCCGTCCACTGGTCCCGGTCGTCCTCGAAAGGATTGATTACGGTACCTACCGGGCATTCCCTACGGCATATACGGTAGAATTCCTCCGGTGAATCACAAGAAACGATTCCCAGTGAACACTTGCGGAGTCTTGCCGTATCGCGCTTTATCGTAGCCTTCGCGTTCGGGTCGTGTACCGTCTTGGTATCTTCCCAAAGTTCCGGACCCTTAGTAAACAATTTCTTTACATACTCAACTAAAGTCATGGTAATACCCCGTGAACAACGTGTTACTTCTTTATCAGCCTTTCATAGGTTTTGCTGAAATCCTTGATTAGCTGCGCATCGCCGGTTGCCTCGACTTTCTTCTTCAACTGCAATAGGGCGCCAAGGTCGTCAGGCTCGGTTATCTTCTCCATCTTGGCGAAGTAGTCGAACATATCAATCAGCCCCTCGCGGTTTTCACGGAGAAGTTCCGCAGCGGACTTCCTTGCCTCGCGGCGCTTCATGAATGCATCGCGTGCTTTCTTGAATTCCCCGGAAGTGCTCATTTCATAGATTCTATCCTGGATTTTGTTCGCGGCGGCTCCAACGTCGGCGCCGGACGCCTTCAGGTATTCCAACCAATTCTGGAAATCCTTCGTACCGAATACCTCGGAGTTCGGGGCAAGCCCGGCCTCGCGCATGGCCTTATCCACTGCAAGGTCTTCGTCGGTAATGTTCTGCAGCATACGGCGGGTCATCGACGGCGGGTCAAGACGCTCGCCCTTGCGCATTTCGCGTTCCTCAACCTTCGCCATTTCTAGCAATTCTGCTTCGGTAAGTGGCCGGTTTGCACGCTTGGCAAGCCTGGCCCTGTTCAGCAGAACCATCATGGGGCCTGGCATGTAGGCAACTCCCGGTGGCAAGAAGTTCAACGCGTCGGTTGCTTCCAAGTCGCCCCCGGTTTCTCCACGGTAGACCATATCCCAGAAAGGAATAAGGTCGCGTGAAAGGCCCAAAATTCGTTCCGGACCGGTTTCGGCGGCGTTATAGTTACGTAGCAAACCGTTGTCTACGAAATCGGATACTGTACCCGGTATTTCGGTAACAAGGTCGGAAAATGATGGCGTCCGCTTCCTGTAGTCGGCGGACACTCTTGTTTTATCAGGTGCATTCATTGTTGGCATACTAGTCAACCTCCATTAGTAAAATAGACGCTAGCTAGATGCCTCGGGGTCCTTTTTCTCTGCAAGACGCTTGATGATACCTGCAACATCGTCAACGGAGTCGACTACAGCCGGGAGTTTGACCTTCCTGTTCACAACCTCGAATGGGGCATCGAACTCGAACAGTCGTTTGGAAACCTTCGGGAGTTGAGCCTTCTCCGCAGGTTCGATATAGGAATTTCCACGGTTTGTCGTGTAGATAACGAATGAATACATATTTTAACCCCCTATCTTACCACCGAAGATATCCTCGCTCTTCGGGTGCAGTTGGCGCTGGCGCTCGACAAGTTCAGAAAGCAGTTCAACACAGCGCTGGACGTTCTGGTCTATTCTGGCAATAAGCTCGCCGTTCGGATTGGCTTCCTTGGCTTCCTTTGCTTCCTTGTTGCGAAGTCGGCTTTCCACGGCCTTCTGCTGGGCTTTGCGGGCGGCTTCCGGGTTAAACGGTCGGCCAACGTGTTTCTCTTCATTTTCCGGCATGATTGCTTCTCCAATGGTTATCTTCGGTGAAAGATTCGAACTTTCGTTATTTCTGCTTGTAAGGCAGACGCCATTGACCAACTAGGCGAACCGAAGTCTACATCATAAATTAGTGCAACAATGCGCAAGTTGCGCCCGGTTGCCCAACAGAAAACCCCGGTTGCTACCGGGGTTAACGTTGATTTAGATTCTTGCGAAGTCTTCTAGGTCTAGTTTCGGCTTCTCGCTTGGTTTCTCGAAGAGTACATTGCCAAGGCAATCTAGGCATAGGAAACTAAGGTCAACTACGCTTGTTATACCAAAGCCAACCCCACCACACCGGTAGCACTGGCCCTTCTCTAGAAAGACACCCCTTGGTGGGTTCTCAATAGTCTTCCTAATCCATTCCTTCTTTCTTGCTTCATCAGTCATTGCCTTCCTCCTCGGTGTATTCCCAGTCAATCGGCGGATGGCCATTCTCCTTCGCCAACTTGTCGAAGATGAAACATATATCATCTTCCATATCGTTGTGCGAAAGGTCGTTGCAGTGGAACCCGTATTCCAGGTTGTACTTGATGCGTTTCACCGCTTCATCGAATCCTATTATCATAGTATTACCTCGTGTTTAAATGAAAGCTTGTATGTAGGTCAATGGCCGGTTCTCCCGTATCGCCTTCGGTAAGACACACTCTAACCCACGTGCCAGTTCGCAGGCGATGCCCATGTTGTTCAGGTGGCGCTCGTCGGGTACCGCTGTTGTAACGTGGAATGGACGGTCCTTGAATATGTCTATACGGACGATGTTCCCATCCGGGTGCTCGTAGCGCTCCAATGTAATGGGAAGGTCAAACCCAATGTATTCCTTGAGCCATCCGCAGAAATTTGTCCAATCGTTATTCATAGTATTACCTCGTGTTTAGTGTTTAAGTGTTCTTGCCTTCATGAATAGTTGGGCGAGTCTTTCCGAAATGCCCATTTCCATAAGCTTGCGTCTAGATGCAGTCTTCAGTTCAGGCTCGGTTTCCATACGCTTGAGCAGTTCATTGAGTGCATCCTGGTTCTTGCCCTTGCGAAACTTCGTCTTGTTATCCTTGCAGCGCAGGTCAACATACTTGTTGAAGTACCATTGGTGGTCGGCGGGAATCGGGTTTCCCTCGGCATCAAGGTTGGCAACATACTTGTTCCATAGGGCCGACAATGCCTTACCGCCGGTTTCCTTCAAGTATGCCTCCCATGCCTCCACCGACTTCTCGGCCTTACCGGTTGTCATACAATGGCGAATGGCCTTGCCAAAGCACTTGCCATCCCAACGTAGAGTAGAACTCTTGCCAAGCAGTTTAAGGGCAAGCAGTGCATTGGGAATGATAACGTTCATGGCATAATCCTTGGCGAGTGCATCGATTGCACCGGCAGCTGGGCTCGGGTGCAAGTTGGACTTGAACTTGAACTCCGGGCCATCGTATACGGTAGCGCCGGTCAATGCAATTATCTTGCGGGTGCTCAATAGGGCTTCCCAGTTGTCAATATAGTCGACTTTAGCCTGTTCAGTCTTCACCGGTTCCTTCTCGGTCTTCACCTGGGCATCATAGGTATCCTTGTGGAAGTAATAGCGGTTGTTGGCGTCTATGGCGTTGACCTTGTATCCGGAGTTGAAGAATTCGTTCTTCAGGTTGGCGTAGCGGGTACGCAGCATGCTAAGCATGGCGTTTACTGTAGAGTTGTTTTCTGGGAATCCATACACCAATGCATGCGGATTTATCGGTTTCCCGATGATAACGGCTCGGCGAAGGCTTTCCAGTGCGTTGGCAAACGGAGTCTTGGCGAACATATCGATATCGAAGTCTTCGAGTTGCATTGCATCATGCCATTCGCCATACTGGTCTTGAAAGTTCTTGAGAATCATATTAGGGCTCTACTCCTAAAAGTTGACCCCCGGAACCGACTAAAGTAGAGCACGTCAATTCCGGGGGTCGATTAAAAATCTTCTTGGCAAGTTCAGGCGCTCTACTTCCTTCTCTTGCTCTTCTCTAATAGTTTTATACAAATATACTTTCCAGAACGCTAATTTGCAAGCCAATTAAGCAACAAAAGATGTTATATTTTTCTTACATTTTACTTACAGGCACCAAGTGGAACAAAAAGTTCCAGCAGTGTATAGAACAGCATAAAAACCGGTTAAACACCGTTATGCCTTTAATTGCGTTTTAAGGGCCTTTCTAGGCAGTTTTAGGTTCAGGGTATTACTTACTAGGGTAAGCCCCTAAAACAAGCCCAGCTTTCAATTCTGTAAGGAAGACGAAGCGAAGCGGAGTCTTCCGATACTATGCTAAGCAACATTGAAGTAATCCAGCGGTCAATTCAGCAGGAATTCTTAAACAGCAAGATTGGAGTTATTACTGGTGAGGAAGACGAAGCGAAGCGGAGTCTTCCGATTCTCGATAAAGCAACATTGAATTACTTACCAGGCAACTACCGGTAGATTCCCGTTGAGGAAGACGGAGCGAAGCGGAGTCTTCCGTATCCTTTTCTATACAGCAAGATTTAAGTCCTTACCGGTAAGAGCAATCATCCTTTCTCTATAAAGCAAGATTTAATTTTCCAGCGGCGGATTCCCCCGACAGCGGAGCGAAGCGAAGCAAGGGGTCCGTCGCCCTTAAAAAATCGTTCTTATATTATATTCGTTCTTATATAATATCGTTCCTATATATTGTCTCGAAAGAATTTGTCACCACGCTCGAAAGAAAATGTCACCACCGCTCGAAAGAAAATGTCACCACTCGAAAGAATTTGTCACCACGCTCGAAAGAAAATGTCACCACTCTCGAAGGAATTTGTCACCAGTTACTGGAACAAAAAGTTCCACTTATTGGTTCCTCTCCATCCATTCATCTATCGTAATCGGCTCGATTCCGAACTCTGCGCAGTCGTCCAAGTAATAGGCATATTCCTCTTCCAATGGGTTCCTCTTCCGCACTCGTTCGTTGGACCTATTAAATGATGCTAGATACTTTGGCATTGCACCGGCGTTCGCTACGTAGTTGAAATCGTTCTCACCTAGCCTAGAAGAGTTTGTAGTAGCGGAGCGACGAGTCATTTCCTTGCATAGCAAATCTACTTGGTGCGACGATACACTCCAACACGCGCTAAGCACGTTGTCGAAGAAGTCCAGCGGTTTCCCGTTGGACGCAACCTTGGTGTACTTGTGGAGCATTACTTTATGATACAGGAAGTTCTCGTAGGTTCGGAGCTCGATGTTTTCACGGAGTTCCCGTAGGGTTTCCTGGTCGAGCGACCGGTAGATTGCCTTCTTCTTTAATATAACCTGGGTTGCTATCGTGCAGGCCCGCCATAGGTTCTCGGCGGCGGTTTCATTTGGATTAAGTTTGAACTTCATATTTGACCTCGTAATTGGAAATTAGGTTACACCGAGTTGGAACTTTTTGTTCCACTCCATTCATGTAATAAAAATGTAAGAAAAATATAACAAAAATTCTGCGCAAAACCGCGCTATTTGCGCTAGTTTGCCTAATGCATAAGTATAAACATTTATGTAGAAAACCTTAATAGAGGATTTAATTATGATGATTACAGCAGAAGAATTTGCAACAGCAGAATGGCGCCCGGCAATCTACAACGGTCGCCCCATCAAGAACTTGCTCGTGAACAACCTGGGGCAAATGCGCCGCCTGGTCAATGGCATTCCGTCGCAAGTTTCCAACGGAACCCCTTCCTTCAACAAGAAGAGCAAGAACCGCCTTCGTCAAATGATGGTTACGATTACATTTGCCGACGTTGTCGAAGGCGCCAAGGCTCGCACCACGGTAAACCTCCACCGCGTCATCCTGTGCACCTTCAAGGGCGTTGTATTCGAGAAACATATGGACGTTGACCATATTGACCGCAACGTTGCCAACGGTAGGCTCGAAAATCTCCGCGCTTGCACACATACTGTCAACATGGCTAACCGGAGCATTATTCGCCGCGATACGTGTCGCTGCAAGATTGCTTCCGAGTACGGTTACCGTATGCGTATTCAGTTAGGCGCGCGCCGGTTGGCTGACCTTCCGAAAGCTTACCTCAACGAATACGCACGTCTTATCCGCTGCGAAAAGCTCGGTCTTCCGGCAATTCCCCGTGCAATCAACGCAACTGTAAGAATTAAATAACATTTTTCTTGGGGTTGCCTATTGACAGCCCCGAGAAATTTTTATATATTAGTTCACGTAAACCCCAAACAATAGGAAACAATTATGAGCAAGTTCACTCCCTCCCTTACCGGAAACAAAGAATATTCACTCTCGCTGGTTGCCATCAATCAGCATGGAACCCGCTGCGATATCATCTGGTCGTACATTGACGACGACGGCGATGAAATGTTCGTCCGCGAATTCCGCGACAACTTCCGCCGCCACGTTCGCAAGACTGCGGTTTCGCCAAAGTATCATTACAAGCAGTATGTTGAGCGCGAGTATGCAGTTCGCGGTTGCTATGCAACCTTTAACCATATTGCCGGTCTTTGCATTCGTGCAACGCTTGGCATGGCCTACAATCCGTCTACCGGTCGCGACTACACCATCATCACCAAGTATGTTCGCGAAGCCGACGAGGAATTCCGTATGTGCTCGAAGGTTCCTTACTTCTGGCTCACCGACGAGGGTTTCTTCGGTTTTCAGAACCTTCAGGCGCTTGACCACCAGTTTGCTGCCGATGTGGCAAATGCGAACAATATGGTCGACGAAGAAGTAATGGTAATCAACTCCGGTGAATACGACGAAGCAATGCATGCCGTTAGCGGTGAAGTCGCCGAATAATTTTTGATGAATGGGGATAGGGTTACTTCGGCTCCCGGTGGACCCCATTCATCTCTTTTCCTTTATCCACCGGGAGCCATCCTTTTTTCACCCTTTAACAATGAGGAAACAACCATGAAACAACTACATACTGCATTGCCTGTTCAGTACAAGTTCTTCGGTGGGCCTAAACCCATTGATGCACAGTCGTTTGATACTAAGCTGGAAGAATTTCGAGCTAAAGCATACGCTGATATTCCGACCGAACATAACTATCTAAGGGCCCGTTGCCTAATCGATAACGGCATCAATGCCATCAAAACTCTACTGAGGAATCTATGGAAGTCCAAGGAGAAGCTCGCTATGGTCAAATGGTCGGTAATCCAAGCATACATGCAGGTGGACAATGATTACACCGCCTACGCAGTTTCCATACTCTATCGCGAGGGCTTAATGGTTCCACCGCAATGCGACACCGCCGAATCGAGTAACTTCGAGGAAGCCGTGCAGGCCGAGAAAGACGAAATGTTTCAGAAGTATGGATTCAAGGAACTGCCACCCAAGCAATACCGGGTGAAGTACGAGAATCGCGAAGCCATCCTTTCAGAACAGCAACTGAAGGAACTCCGTAAGGAACAGCCGGATTCGCTCATTACTGTTGTAGAGGAAGTCAAGGATTAACGCGCGGGTACCGTTGCATAAGGTGATTCATCCATGGATGCGTGAGCTCGAAACCCACGGCAACGGTGCCAAATCAAAAGAGGCCCCCGGATTACTCCGGGAGCCTCTTGTTGTTCACGAGGTATGCTTACTTGTGAATTGCCACCTTACTTGACGTAGAACATGGCAACAGCACGAGGTTCAACCACGCCGGCGAGGGTCACGATATCCCAACGGGTGTCGTTGGTCATATCCTTCAGGTCGACGATACGGTTCTGGTGCACGACGAGACCGGCAACGTTCGGAGACTTCTCGTACTCCGCACCGGCGGCGTCGAGCTTGTCCAACGTTTCGAACTCCATGGAGCCATCGGCACGAACCACACCAGTGTAATAGCGGCCTGCATCCGGACCATACACAGTACCAGTGATTGCACCAACAGTGGCGAAAGACGTACCATCTTCCTTGGCGATTTCACGAGTACCACCGAGAGTGATATCCTTGGCGCGAACCTGGACAGTACCAACAGCGGACTGGGAAACAACCACGAACACCTGGTCGCATTCGGTCGGGTCGCCAACCGTGTCGCAAGCCTTCACGCCTTCAATGAAGAGCGGGTAGCCAACCGGAATGTTCTGAGTGATGCCGCTGAGAGTAACATCCCACAGCGTAGAGTCGGTAGCGTTCACGGCAATGCTGGTGAGCGTAGCGGAGGCCATTTCAGTCGCGAGAGCGGCAGAAACGTTGACCACCGGGAGGAATCTCTGACTCCTGTATTCCGCCCCGTGGAACCGGCCAAGGAGCCCCTTGGAGTACATATCCGGAGCGTCCACCGGCTGGAACATCTGGCCGTTAGAGGTCAGTACAGCTTCGACCTGGGGAGAGCAGAAACCGAAGAGGTCGCCGTTCGCAACGGAGGCAACATGGGCAGAAGCCTGGGAAAGCGGAGTAAAGCCCGAACCAACGAAAGCGGCGCCAACCTTACCAAGGTCGTTCTTGATGGTCTTGGCAACACACTTCTGGATAAGAGCAATACCGTTCGGACGAGCAATTTCGTCTTCCCAGTCTTCCACATCCGTAACTTTTTCGATGGAATTCGTGGTGATGAGAACATGCCACGGGTCGAGGGACAGCGTCACCTTACGTTCAGTAAGAGTGTTCTTGTCACCGGCCTGGTAGGCAAGACGGTTCACGGCTTCCCCGACGTCACGAATATAGAAGTCGTAAGACTGGCCATTGTTCTTGTCGGCGAGCTGGTTCTTGAAGTAGGCCTTTGAGCCCACGGTGAGGTAAGCTGCGTTTTCGGCAGCGCGCACTGCGACAGCGGTCGCGAGGCGATTGGTAACAAATGTATTCGGCATAATTCATCCTTCGGTCAAAAGACCAATGTTGTTTAGTGATACCTTCTCGACTTATGCGCACGGATATACTCGTTCGGGTCGAAAACCGCTGGAGTTGTCTTGTCGGCATCGGACTTCGTTACGGAGCCGATTACCGGGAGCACCGGTTTCGTCGGGGGAACTTCCCTGGACTGTTCCGGCTTGCCTTCTGCGGCCATCTTCTCGCGGGCATACTGCACGCGTTCTTCCAAGTCCTTCATGGCGGCATATTTCCCCATAGGGGAGCGCTTTGCCAATACAGCATCAAGATACTTGGGTTCAGCAATGAAGAGCCTAGTCAAGAGCGGAGCGATATCGCTATCATCGAGGTACTGCAATACCGCCTGTTCGGGGTCAGCAGCATCGAGCTTGTTCAACAGTTTCGGACCTTCGGTTTCAATGATTGAGTTGAACTTGGCGCGTTCGTTTTCATCAGGGAAGCAATTCGCAATTCGGGCGTTGTTGAGTTCACTATACTCTTGAATCTCTGATTCCCGGATTTCGTCTTGCAACGATGCACGTTCGCGTTCAGCACTCTTTACGTCAACCTTGTAGTCGATGTAGTCGTCGGAACTCTTGTCGATACTCTGGCTTTTCGCCTTCAACGTTGCAAGTTCCTTCGTTACAGCATCATACTTGGCCTGTAACTGCTTGCGCTTGGCCTTCTCCTTCGCGAAAGCATAGTCGATTTGCTTCTGGTTGGAGAACTTGGGCATCTTCTCTTCGGTCGGTTTCTTCTCGGTAACGGGCTGGGTCACCTGGGGTTCTTCCGCCGCACCTGTCTTGGAATCTTCCTGGGTTGCCGCCTTGGAATCGACAGTAGGTTCTTTGGCATCATCCGACTTGGTTTCCTTCGGTTCCACCGGAGCCACCGGTGTGGACTTTGGGGCCTGGTCGGCTGGTTTGTCGCCCTTCAGCAGTTCGTCTACTAGCGACATGGACTTCTTTGTATCCAACATAGTGTGTTGTCCTTTGACCGTGGTATTTAAATTGGTTGAAGACCCCACGTTGGCCTTCTGTTCTTAAATTAGAGTCGAGCAGACAATTTACGCAACATTTGCGTAGATTACCCTACCGGTTCCACCAGTACATGCCCGGTAGTCTTCTTGACCGATACCCGGAATAGGGCGGCAATGGCTGTCGGAACATTATCGTCAAGTCGGCCAACTATCGGCAGATGCAGGTAACCGGCTATCCAGTTCGCGTTCGGGCGGTCGCCAACGTAGTCCTTTACGAGGTCAACCCCGATTCGTAACCGGTTGGTCGTAAAGGTCTGGTAGTCGATTTGGGTCGAAATCTGCATCGTATACTTCGTTTCTGCCCCGATATGGAACACGTTATGTTCTTCCGCGAGGGGCCAAGGGTATGCCATTATGATATCCTTGGCATCCTTGATGTATACGGAGCAACGTCCAAGAACAGCCGTTTCATAGCTTCCGCTACGCTGGTTGTCAATATCGGCGGCATCGAAGTATACGTCGAATTCGGCAACTTCGGGCAGGAATGTACCGCTATTTCCGGAGTACACATAATGATGCTGGGAATCATCCGCCAGTAGGGTACCGGTAGTTACATTGAATACCACCGGGTCGGCAACAGTACCGGCGTTGCCAATCCAGTTGCCGACGACTATCGTATTCGCCATAACCACGTTGATGATATGCTGGGCGTTGAACATGCAGTTGGTAAAGCTGAAACCGGCAGGCGAGGTAGCAATGTTTCCACCGATTGTACTGTTGGAGCAAACGCAGCCACCGCTGACCGTAATCGGAGAATTCAGTGCAGAATATTCCATTGTGAAGTTCGTTATAGGCCTGTATGCGCTTGCCGAGAAAGTTGTGTATTGCAGTCCAAGAGCAGTGAATGAAGCAGCCGTAGTTATCGCAACAGTAGAGCGGGCAGCGGCAAACGCGGAAATAAGACCGATGGTATTGTCGGTTATTGCCAATGTAGAATCGATAACGGTAACCTGGTCGAGGGTAGTCGTATTGATGCTACCGGAGCAACCGGTGAATGAAACGGTGGATTGACGGACGGTGAATCCGGTGAATACGGCATTTGCGTAGTCAACCGGCGCATTTACATAAAGATTGCAGCTGGCATCAACCGTTCTTCCCTTGAAGTCGAGCAGGCCCCCGGTGAATATTTGGCCAATCAATGTAAGCCAGTTGGCGATTGACCGGAAGTCGTCAATGTTGATTTCGTCGTCGGCGAACACTTCCACCGTATTGTAGTCGGTAGAATTGTCGAACATCGATTCGGTAACCTTGCAAGTACGGAGCTTGGTTCTGTCGCCTAGCTTGCGGTTGGAATTGATGATGCAGTCCACGAAGTAGCAAGAATCGATTAGCACCAGTACATCCACGGTAATTCCGGTCCAAGTGCGGTAGATGGAGTCGAACTCCGAATCGATTACCAAGCGGTTGGACGGGGCGAATGTAACGTGAATGGCATCGGGCGACCACGAAGTATGAACGTCGTTTCCACGGATTGTGAAACGGGCGCCGTATGTTTCGCTTTCGTATACGTAAAGGTTCGTATCGGGGTCGGAAACCGTAATGATGGACGAAGTACCGGTCGAACCGACTATCCTGGTATCCTTCGCAAACAATGCACCGGAAATATTCAGGTTGTCAACCCTGTACCAAGTAAGCCCGTCGATTGCCGGGAAGTACAGCGGAAGACCGAGCGATGCCGCGTAATCATTTGCCAATCCAAGATTTAGGCTCATCGTGCTGGTCGTATCTTCTGCGGACGGAGTACCGAATACACCGAAATGGCGGACGTCGATTCCGTTCACGCCGAATGTATTCACCAGTTCCCAACGTCCGTTATCGCGTCCGGCAACCTTTATTACGGAGCCCCCGTTATCGCTTTCCCTAGATACATCGTTCCAAACGTAGAGCACGGTCGGCTTGTCGCCAACTTCGTAGTAACCCCCGAGCTGGACTATCTTGCGGGTACCGAATGTTGCAACATGTTCAGGTTCAAGGTTACGCAGGGCGGCAACGGTGGAGCAAAGCTGGAATGTTCCGGTTTCAATCGTAAGCCCGTATGTATCCCAAACTGCATCGCACGAATATTGGAACAACCAGTTATCCTGGTCTTCCGACATATCGCCTTCCCCGACATACTTCTCGAATCTTACGGTATAGTCGGTATGGTCTTTCAGGAACACCTGGGAAACCAACTGTCCGTTCGTAGTGGTAAGCACCGGGTTATCCATCGGATTGCCCTGGTTGTCGAATATTTCTTCCTGGATAGTGGTATGCAGCTTGCAGAAAGATACACGTCCGGCAAGGGGCTTGCCGTCGTTATCCAACCATGATTCCTTGTAGTCAAATGGGCGCATGTAAAACTCCAGTTACAACTTTATGTTCCTATTGTAGAAAGACCCGATTGAGTCGGCGGTTACCCAGTTACCTACCTGGCGGGCGGTCATCGGGTAGAAGTATTCCCTTCCCGCAGTCTTCATTACTGCAATTCCAAGGTCCGGAAGATACTCGATTTCATCAATCCAAGACGAACTCGGGTTCAGCGGGCCCTTGACCTGGCGGGGTACCTGGTCGTTCCAGTATCTTGGCTGGAGCAGTTCAAGCTGGCGCCCACGGGTCTGGGCGAGCATAAGCTGGGCAGGGCTCATACCCGGACGGATATAGCGGTTCAGCAACCGTTCATGCTGGGCCGGGGTTTGCCGGTAGGCCTCTTCCCTGGCCCCACGGTTGAGCAGTCCGTTCCTTGTTACGTCACCTAGGGTAAATCTCATTGGATACCTCCCAGAACATCCTCGGCAACCTGTTCGGCAATATCGAGCTTCTTCTCTTCGATTTCAACGGCTTCCTTGGCAAGTTCCGACTGCTTGTCGGCAATATCGAGCTGGATATCGACACCTTGCTTCTGGGCATCAAGTTCGAGCTTCGCCTTGTCAAGCGCAAAGTTGTCTTGGTGCTGTTGCATATCGATAAGGTTCCGTTCCTTCGTATTCTGCAGCTGGAGAGTAAGCGACTGGAGCTTGAACTGCAACTCGCGGTTCTCCGTGTTGGCTTCTTCCAGTTTCTCCATGGCGCCATCGAGCGTTGCCTTCATAGCTTCGAGTTCGTGGATTGCCGCCGGGTCTTCCGGGGTTTCCGAAACGAGCTTCAGGTTGGCACCAAGGTTGGCAATGATATCCTTCTTGATACCGTCAACGAAGTCGGAATCCACCGTATTGCACATGTGGACTGCAACGAGCGGTTGCATTTCCTGTGGCATCAGGTTCGCAATGGCGGAGAGTTCCTGGCGGTGCTTCAGGTTGTTGGTAATAACATCCGGACCATTTTCGAGTTCAAACGGAACATCCACGCCACCATTGAGCATTTCAATGATGATTCGCCCGATTGTACGGCAAGCACGGTAGCAGTTGTCGTAGAATACTGCTACGTTAGATTCCTTGCTGTTATTCTGGATAAGTATTTCAGTAGCGGTCTTGTCTTCGGTACCGAGAATACCGGCCAGTGGAACTCCGATTACATCGGCAATAAGGTTCCTGGTCGTTTCGATAATGTTCGAAAGGTCGCCCGTTTCGAAAGATTCACGCAAGATTTGCGGAACATCGGCGCCCTGACGGTACATGATTACGGAGCCGTCTTCGTCTTCCTTCTTCTCGTAGTAGGGAGCAAGGTTCTCACCGGCCTTGTCCGACATAAGAACATTGGCCTTGATAGAGCGGTTGGCCCGTTCCATAAGGGTGGAATAGGCTATGTTCAAACCAAGCTGAAGACTCCACGTCTTGTCCACGATTCCAGAATAGCGGATACGGTCGGAACAATACTGTTCGTAACCGGCAAAGCGGATTATGGGAATATAGCGTATGGGAAGTACCAAGCTTTCAACAACCTTGTTACCACAAATCTTGTAGTAGTCAACGAATCCATCCTCGTTCTTCACGTAGTAGGAAACAATCTGGACGGTATCCTTCAGGTTTGGCCATTGGGTAACCCCGGTGAAGTTGAGGAGCGGCTGGTTCTCCGGATAGCGGTATGGAACAACGTCTTCCCCGTATAGGCGCTTCGCCTTGGAAACGGAAATGTAGTTGACAACAGCGCCTTCCTCGGCATCGGAAAGGTCAACCTTCTCGGCCATCGGGTCGATTGCAACGGAGCCCTGGCGGGTTACGAACTCGGCTGTAAGCTTGGGTTCACCGGTAAGGTCGTCAATTACGGTAGTAACCACGATGTAACCGGCGCCACAAACAACGCCTCGGGTAAGGGCCTTCTTGACCTCGAACTTGAAGTCGGAGTCCGCCTCGACTAGGTTGATAAGTTCCTGCAAGTCTTCACGGCCATTTCTGTTCGAAATTTCGGAATGCCACGGACTCTTCGCATACGGGGAAACAATGGCGTTCGCCAGAACACTCCAGTCGGAGAAATGTAGGCAGAACTTGCGCTTGCTGGTTCGAAGATAGGTCTTCTTTACCGTATCGGTCCAGAAATTACCGTTGAATGCCTCCAAGTCGGAAACCTGCTTGGAAACCTGCCCAGAAAAGTGCTGTGAAGACCGGCGGAGAAAATCCCCGCATTTCTCTATAATTTCCCTAGAATCATCAAGCATCGTGCAAAACCTCAATAAAAATTAGATTAGATATCGGATACCAGTCGAATGCAAGCACCTGAAGTAGCGCCATAGTTCGCGGTAACCACCGTATAGCCACCATTGTATCGCATAAGTACGTTATGTGCGCCGTCGGAATCTTCCATATAGTTGGCGCGGTCAAACTGTCCTGCTGTTGATGTTGCGACACGGCACGGGTTTAACCCTATTCCCGATGCATTTAGCATTTCATGATACGGGAATACTGACCTAAACT